CGAGCAATTTGCACTCTTTGAAGCCTGGTATCGCTGGCATGCCAAGGAAGGTGGCGAGTGGTTCGAAATTGATCTGATGGGTGGGCTTGGCCTTGTCGGCCATGAAGCCCGATTTACGCGCCAATTTGAAGCCCGACTGAAAAACGGTGTTCTCTGGGAGGTCACTTCTGATCTCGAGATTCGTGAGCGTCCTACATTGGATGGGGATGCCCTCGATATCTTCCTTGAGAATGATCCTGCTCTTTTGCTGTCGACCATCGCTGATTTGAACACCCTTGTTCATCAAAAACTACCGGGTCCAATGACCTGGTAAGGGAAGTTTTTTATGTCTTTGCAAACTGATTTGGCGGCTGCCGTAGCGCAAACCACGGCGGACGGCCAGCTGCTGCATCAAATCGTCCATGGTGATGACCAATCCGTTGTCCAAACGGAAGGCGGAGCCGTCAAAACCGTGGCCAAGGCCATGGCCGACGTGGATGCTCAATTGCAGGGCAGCCTCACGACGCTTGATGAGATGGTAGCTTCGGCAACCGAAAGCGAAGCGCAGGCTGCCACCAGTGCGGTCAATGCTCAGTCCCACGAGCAAAGTGTCTCCAATAGTGCTGTGGCCGCAGCGACTTCGGAAACCAACGCCGAGATCAGTGCTCAGTCAGCGTCGGGTAGTGCCGATGCCGCAGCATTGAGTGCTGCAAACGCCCAAACTTCTGAAACCGGAGCCGCTTCTTCAGCAACGGCTTCTGGCCAAGCTCAGGTGGCGGCTGAACAAGCTGAGGTTAATGCGGTGCAATCGGCACAAGCCGCTGCAGTATCTGCCGTGGCAGCAGAAACCGCTTCCAGCTCGGCCACCAATTGCCAGGGTATCGCTCAAGGACGTGCAGAGGCGGCGGCTCTTTCTGCTGAGAGCGCTACGACTTCTGAAACAAACGCAGCGAATGCTGAGACTAATGCTGCCCAGTCGGCGGGTCAGGCCGCAGCCTCGTCTTTTGCTGCACGCTCGTCTGCTGATGAAGCGCAAACAGCGGAGACCAATTCAACCTTCTGGGCCGGTGAAGCGGAAAGTGCGGCTATCGCAGCGGAAGCGGCGGCGGTCATTGTCGCCAATGCCACCGGTCTTGATCTGCAAACCCTGATCGTATCGGCCAGGCGTGGATCGGACTATCGCGCCCTTGGCATCGAACTGTTCTGAGAGAACCTGAGATGACGACCCTTGCCCACTATCAAACGCTCAAAACAGCCGAAGCCAATGCGCTCTCGGCCATCAACGCCAAGCTGGACCAGCCCAACCTCCGCATGGATGACTTCGCCCTCATGGTGAAGGCCATGGAGCTCATGGAAAACATCCATGACCCGTTGGCCTATGAGGCCTTAAAGCAAAAGATCGCCCAGAAATCCGTCGGGTTCTATTCCCCGGATTTGAGCGGGGAGGATTTGCTGATGCTGACCCGGGCCACCCGTATCGGCGACGTGCCTTTTGGTGGCGAAGAGCGCTGGAAGCTGATGAACCGGGATGAATGCAATTTGGACCTCGCCGGTGACGTCATGGTCGGTGAGCGCTCTCTCGAAGCCTTTGGCGAAAGCGTCCTTGAAAATCTGTAATTGGAGAAACTTCCATGCCCATCACCATCCCACCCATTCCGGATACGTCGCCTTTTGCGACCTTCGATGAAGACATCGATATCTTTAACAATTCGAAGGCCAAGGACATTCCGGCCAAGCTGAAGGCCATCACCGAAGCTTTGAAGGCACATATCAATACACTCTGGCTGGCCACGGCGACCGGGTTTGTGAACGACACGGTCATTGCGGATCTGAATACGGCGCTCGCCAACATCGAAGCCTTCAACAATGACTTGGAAACCGAGATCAATGATCAACTGGCCGAGTTTGAAGTCAATCTGGGGAACTACTTGGGCACTGGGGCTGGTTATTCGGTGGATGCGGCCAATGCGGCCTTGTTCACCGGCACCATTGTTTCCGGTGATCTGACCTACGACAACCTGGGCCGGGTCGTCTCTATCCAGCAAGGCCCTCGTCTCGTGGACAACATCACCTATGACGATCAGAGCCGGATGACGGGCTATGACGAGATGCTGAGCATTGGCGGCATCGACTACGCCCGCAGCTTCACGTTCACATACACGCCCGATGGGCAAATCGACGCCATCATGGAGGTCTGACGATGGATATTTTGACGTTTAACGCTGTCAAACAGCAGCAACATCACCTGAACACGGATCTCCTGGATCCGTGGAAACAAGCTGCGTTTGCCGTGGTGACCATGTCCAGTTCAGCACCTTGGGGCACCATTGTTTACAATCATTACCTTCAGGAAGTGGGCCGTCAAAACTATAACAACAGTGACTACACGCAAGGCTGTACAAGCAGCATGGGAACGGAATTCTTCAATAACTGGTATTCCTACGGTCAGACCAACTCAAACATTTCCTCGACGGATTCATCCTATGGTGACAATACAGCTCGCTGCGGTCATTTAGGGCATATAGCCCTGGCAGTTGCCTCTGATGGAACCATGGTTGGTCGTGCTGCACCTCATGCGGCGACGGCACTTCGCAATGTCGGCGTTTGGGTCAATAACAAGACCAATAAGAACCTCGCCTTGTTCATGGAAAACCAATATGCCGGGGTCGCACCCCGTGCCATCGCGCCGGGACGATTGTCTGGCACTGAGGGTTGGCACCTGGCCTGGACGGCAAACAAGTTCTACGCCCAGAATGATTTCGGCACCTACAACAAGTACGGGATGATCGGATACAACGAGAAGACCCGCACCCTTGTGATCAATGAAAACACCAATGGCGGGACGGGCATGCGGTTGCATGTCTACTCGAACGTGGCTCCTTTCGACATCCATGCCTCTGATCGCAAGACCTGGTTTGATGCTCTGGACGAGGCTAACCATACGTTCTTTGACTGGACGACAAACTCGGCTGGCTACAGCGAAAGTCTTTACCGTGCCGTTGTTGTACCTTGTGATGACGGCAAGGTGATCATCGTTCGGATGGAACCTCACAGCTACTGTATGCTGGATCGGTTCACGCCGGATGGTGCTGGTGGCTTTACGCAGGAATCGACCCATACACTGAGCACCACAACGTCCTATGGGATGGAACAGGGGGATCGCAACGGCATTCGCTTCCAGATCTCAAACGACGGCAAATATGTCATTTGTTACCAGCCCTATTACTACTACGGGGCCGGGGCCGAGGTGTTTCTGATCCGCGTGTCCGACGGCAAGTATGTGTTCTTGCAGCATCAGGACAGCAGTTACGGACGTTCATTCGCGCCAATCCGCGACAGTGACTTCATGATTTCCTATAGCCCGAATTCTGATAGCGGCTATGGCATCTACATGTCGCACATCGACACCAAGAGCATTTTTGAGGCGATTGCCGACAAGGGCGACATGAGCTCCAAGGTGCCGGGCTTCAATGTCTACATCTTCGACAGCGCCTATCACTCCACCAACTATCCCTACATCGTGCCGATCATAGGAGGTAACTAATCATGGTTGATAAAATCAGCTTTCCCCATAGCGACGACTGGGGCGTGATTGGCCCGAACGGTCAATTCAAGCTGCCTGTGCCGTCCAAGCTCGGTCACCGGTTTCAGTTGGTCGATGGCAAGGTTGTCGATCGCTATGGCGGCATTACCGACGAAGAGGTCAAACAGCAAGACGCCGATACCGTGGCATCTCAACAAGCGGCGGAATTGGATGCAGCTCGATCTGCTCTTGTTGGCCGAGTTAAATCAGAGGCCGGTGAACGGATCGCGGCGACCGATTGGAAGGTGGACCGTGCCAGAGAGCGCGATGCCTTGAACGGCACAACCACCTTGAAAGATGTCTATGCCGAGCGCGAAGCCATCCGAACCGCCAGTGATGAAGCGGAAACAGCCATTGCTGCGCTTGCCACATTGGATGAGATCCAAGCCTTCACCTGGTAGCCCTCGCATTTCCAATCGAACCCAATCCACCGGCCTTGAGCCGGTTTTTTTATGTCTGCGTTTTGACCCATGCCTGATCCAACACTTAGCCAGGCCATCCGGGAGGCCTATGCAGCCGCTCCTTCCGATGTGGTGATCCTGCATACACTTGAATTGCGCCATCCAGCTTTTGTCGATGACGACGGAAGCCCGACG